GGTGGCAGGGTCAGGCTACAAGATTCTTGAAAATGAGCCTGTTGACGACCATCCGTTTGTCGATATGACACCGATTCGTATGCCGCATAAGTGGACAGGGCGTTCAGTTGCCGACCTTGTGATGGACATACAGAAAATCAAAAGCACCGTATGGCGGCAGCTTCTTGATAATATTTATGGTGTAAACAATAACCGCTACGTGGTTAATGAGCGGGTAAATCTTGACGATATGCTGACCAACAGGCCGGGTGGTCTGGTCAGGGTTGAGGGTGGCCTTGATCCCAGCAGTGCTGTTATGCCGCTGACGACGCAATCCCTTGGGTCGTACGCATATCCGTTGATCGAGTATTGTGATACGGTCAGGGAAACGCGTACTGGAATTACGCGCTATAGCCAGGGGCTTGATGCAAGCTCTCTCAACAAGACAGCGACCGGTATTAACCAGATTCTTGGCCGCGCACAGCAACGTATGCTGCTGATTGCGCGTGTATTTGCTGAAACAGGCTTTAAGAGGGCGTTTAAAAAGGTTCTTCGCCTTGTAATAACACATCAGGATATGCCCGATATTGTCCGGTTGCGTAATGAATGGGTGCCGATTGATCCAAGGGCATGGAACGCAGAAATGGATATGACGATTACGGTCGGCCTTGGGCATGGCACGCGGGAACAGCAGGTTGCTCTGGCCCAGAGGCTGATTGAAATGCAGGTTCGGGCGATTGAATTACAGGGCGGGGTTAAAGGCCCGATTGTTGATGCAAACATGGTACATGCAGCGCTCCGAAAATGGACACTTGCAGCGGGTTTGAAAGACCCCGATATTTACTGGCTGGACCCGAAACAGGCGCAGCAGCAGCAGCAAGAAGAGCCGCCGCCTGATCCAAGATTGGTCGAGGCACAGGGTAAAATGCAACTGGAACAGGCTAAGTTCCAGGGTGATATGCAGATTGAGCAGGCAAAGCTGGAACAGGAAATGAAGATTGAGCAGGCAAAACTGGAACAGCAACATGCTTTAAAGGTTGAGGAGATGAAACTTGACCATCAGTACAAGATGGAGCAGTTATCTCTGAAGAGAGAGGAAGTAGCGATGGTCGCTACTGTCAAAGACGCTGAAGCGCAAGCCAGGCTGGCCTCTGCAAATTCGGCAGATTAGGAGAAGAAATGGCAAAATCAGATACAGGTAACACAAAAGCAGTTGGCACCAATCCAAGCTGGAAATCCGGCACAGGGCATGTAGTAGAATCCCGTCTAAATTCTGGCGGTGATAGTAAATTTGGCACAGGCAAAAAGGCACATAATCCTGGTGGCAAAAAAACGATGAAATACTAGGTATGAAAGCCAAAACGTGAGCGCGGCTGAAGACCAGGAACCCCAGCTTCGGCAGGAGCGTGACCGCGCTCACCGTGCGGAGAGGATGCTTAGTGACGAGCTGTTCACCGATGCCATCGCCTCGATTAAGGGATGGTGTCACGAACAGTGGGAAAACTCTCCGATGGAAGATGTAAAAGGGCGTGAGAACCTGCGGCTGATGATTGGCGTTGTTAATCGTTTTGAAACAATCTTTGCAACACACCTGACGACCGGTAAACTTGCGGTTAAGCAGTTGAGTGACCTTGAGGAAAAACGTAAGCGTTTCCGCTTGCTCAGGAGCAGATAATGCCAAGTCTTCTGGATAATTATCGAAAAATAAGCCCAGTGCAAAGATCAAGTCCAAAACTGCCTTTTTCGCCTTTAAATATAAGTCATTTATATGAAATGTTTAAAAACCGTGGTGTTTTTGGAGGGGCTATTGATAAGTATGAAATTCCAGGAATTACAACGGTGCTTGATCCAGATGGTTTTCCTATAGATTTAACGAAACCATATCTGGAAGAAAACGGTCATTACGCAACAGAGGAAACATTAACATTCCCAATAGAAGGTCGCTGGTACAATATTCCATCAATTTGGGATGGTAAAAAAATAGAAAATGAAGAAAATGTGCTTGATCGCGGAATGCAGGCTTTGCAGTCTGGTCATATTTTTCCAAATTATCCGACAAGAAATAAAGCATTGATTGGGGCAAAAAAGAGATCAGATGCCATAGGCCGGGAAATGGGACTGGATTAGGTAGATATAATTATTATTAATATTTATGGCTAATAGGAGATAAAAGAAAACATGGCAGACGAAGTAGCGGCCAACCAGGAAACTGGAGCCCAGACTACGGAGGCTAACCCACGGGTGGGAGCCGACGGTACAGCACCTACAACAGAACAACAGGCAATTGCGGCGATTGCGGCACGGCTGGAGCCAGAAACTGCGCCAACCAACAGCGCCGAGCAGGAATCGCCAACCGAAACGGCTAACCAGGATGCGGAGCCGGATCGTACTGCTGAACCCGAATCACGAGATGAGGGAACAGTTGAAGAAACGTCATCTGAAGATGATGCAACCACTGAGCCAACCGACACCGGTGAGGAACTACCTGATACTCTCAGCGGCCTTGCAGAAGCAATTGGGATGGATGAGGCTGAATTAGCCAAACATGTCAAGATGCCGATCAGGGTCAACGGAGAGACACAGATGGTTACCCTTGCGGATGCCGCTTCCGGCCAACAGATGGACGCGGATTATCGCCAGAAGACATCAGCGCTTGCTGAGGAACGCCGACATTTTGAAAGCGAGAGACAGCAAGCATCACAGCTTTTGCAGCAGCGACTTCAAGCTGCTGATGAGCGGATTGCAGCATTAAGCCAACGAATGGAAACGGAATATCCGGCGGCGGAGATGACACGTCTCGCGTCGGAAGACCCTGCTGAGTATGTCCGTGTAAAGGCCCAGCTCGAAGCGCAACAGTCGGCTTTAATAGGCCAGCACCAAGCGCAGGAAGCAGAGCGTGCGCGGGTAAATCAGGAACGAGAGGCTAGTGTGGCGCAATTCCGTGAACAGCAGCAGCAAATACTCGTTGATAAAATACCGGAACTTACGGACCCAGATAAGCTCGAAACATTCGAGACTGGTATGGCAACATATCTTGGTGATGTTGGTTTCACAAACGACGAGATATCCGGTTTTGTCGGCGGTGCATTTGATGCCCGTCAGGTCATGCTGATCCGTGATGCCATGCGGTATCGCGGTATGCAGGACCAGAAAAAGACAATAACTAAAAAGCTCAAAGGTTTGCCGCGTGTCCAGCGTCCTGGTGTTTCCACGACGGGACGACGCGCACAGGCTGGAGATGATATTGCTGAAGCAAAAAATCGTATACAACGTGCGGGTGCAACAGACGGTGATGCCGTCAATTACATTCGCCAACTTCTGGAGTAAGGAGAGCTATGACTCTAGCAACTGATGCCTTCACTTCCTACAGTTCTGTAGGTAATCGTGAAGATTTGTCGGACGTAATCTACAATGTTTCTCCGACAGATACCCCGTTCATCACGGGGATACCACGCGTTGACTCTAAGGCCGTCCTTCACGAATGGCAGGTCGATTCGTTGGCAGCGGCCAGTGCCTCAAATTTCGTCCTTGAAGGCGATGAGACAAGCACTGATGCAACTACGGCAACAACGCGACTTTCAAACACCTGTTGTATTTCGGAGAAAGTGCCGAGAGTGACAGGAACACAACTAGCGGTTGTTGCGGCTGGTCGCAAGGATGAACTTGCTTACCAAGTCGTGAAAACAACCAAAGAGCTAAGGCGCGATATGGAATCTATCTTGCTTGCGAATAATGCGGAAGTGACAGGCAATGCCACGACCTCACGTGAGCCAGGCGGGGTTCCATCATGGATCACAACTAACACCTCCAATGGAACCAGCGGTTCTGACGGTTCGGCTGGTAATACGGCACGGACAGACGGGACGCAAAGGGCTTTTACTGAAAGTCTTTTGAAAGCAGTTCTGGCTTCCACATGGGATAGCGGTGGTGATCCTGACTGTGTGATGGTTGGTTCGTTCAATAAGCAGGCCATGTCATCATTCACAGGTAATGCCACTCGTATGAAGGGTGCAGAGGACAAAACCTTGGTTGCGGCGATTGATATTTATTCGTCAGACTTCGGAGATATCGAGGTAGTTCCTAATCGTTTCATGCGTGCGCGTGATGCGCTTGTTCTGCAAAAAGACATGTGGGCAGTCGCATATCTTCGTCCCGTTTCGATGGGTGAGCTTTCAAAAACTGGAGACAGTGAGAGAAGGCTAATCAATGCAGAGTATACTCTGGAAAGCCGAAACGAAGCCGGATCAGGCGCAGTTTGGGATTTAACCACCTCTTAATTAGTTGACAGGAGAGTCCTATGAAAAAAATCTTAGGCACATTTACGGTCCTGTTACTGGTGGTTGGTGTCGCTTATCAGGCGTACGCCAGTTGGAATATTCGTCAAAATGACGATGGAACGGCGGCATGGGTAAACCGTGACGGCGATGCCTATCCAATTGGCAGAACCTATTTGACCGTTAATTTGGAGAATTTGGGAACAGCAAGCACAGCATATGTTTCTGTGCCCTTTGCTGGCTCTATTTTCCAAGTTGATTCAGTTGTTCATGGTTTAGTAACCACGACCACTGAAACACTTACGGTATCTATCATGTCACAGGTGTCACCGGGTCGTGATTTTATTAAAATCACTACGAATGACACTATAACCGTGGCATCGAACATCCAAGATCACACTGGCCGTAATTCGCTAGGTGGTGCTGGTGATCGAGATACCTCTGGTGAAATGGCCGGTAGGTCAACGGACTGGAGCGATGCAAATGAGCAGACTTCGGGTCCACCAAATGTACCAGCAGGTGGCACTATTGCCATATCAACGGCTGGAGATAGCGGTGCAGATGTAGATGCTACAATCATCATCTACTATGACCGCGATCAATCGAACGCGGTGTTCCGCGATTGATAAAAGAAGTTGTCGGAGCGGGGTGTGCGACGTTTATTATCGTCGTATGCCTCGTTTTCGGCTTAGATACGGGATCACCAATTGTCCCAAAGTGGATGACTATTTATTGTAGCTCTGCTTTTATTCTTGGTTATTTTACGTACGTAGTTTTTATTCATAAAAAAATCGAGTTGGCGGTCAGTGATTTTTTTATTATAGGTTTTTTTGGGTATCTGTCTTTGACGCTTCTGTGGTCTTCTGATCCACGCGAAGGCTTTTTAATAGCCAAGGCAGTTTTTGCACTATCATTGATTTATGCGGCTTTAAAGAAGGTGCCGAGGAATGTACTGGGCATTGCAATTTATGTCGGTACAACAATTGCGCTTGCAGGGTGTGTAATATTTGGTTGGAAATACCAGCTTATTTACGGCGGTATGGGTAATGAGAATTTTCAGTCCGAGTTAATTCTTGTGCTGTTACCGATAGTAACGGCAGCATGGTGTGCGGTAAAAACACCTGCATGGTGGATTAGGCCGTTTTCTTTAGTAATAGTTTTTTTAGCAGTCCATTTTCTTCTTGTAGTGAATTTAAGCGATAATAAATGGATTGCACTAATGATGGTGCTGATGGCGGTGTTAATCTGGTTAATCCGCCGACAGCGATATTTGATAGCGGCATTTGGATTTTTAATACCGGTCAATGTTGCATTGTGGTCTGGATGGGTGACAAGCCCAATCGTGGTTAAAGCCATAGCACACCGGTTAGAAATTGGCATTAATTCAGCCATATTGTGGCTGGAAAAGCCATTATTCGGCCACGGTCTTGGTTCTTTTAATTTTGAATACGGTCGGGTACAGGAGGCCCATCTTCAGTTTTTCCCCAACATGGATACAGTTTTAAGGCCAGCAGCCGTTTTTGCAGGTGCAGCGCATAATGAGTTATTGCAGCTTGGCGCTGATACTGGTCTTATTGGGGTTTCGCTTGGCATCGGATTATGCGTCTTTCTTGTGTACCGGTTTTTCACAAAAAAAAGAGATGCGCTTGATGTAGGGGCGGCGATGGCATTGTTGATTGCTCTTGGTTTATCGCAGATCAGTTTTCCCTTACAGAATCCTGCAACAGTTAGCATGGTTGTGATGGCTGCTGCTGTTCTGATGTGTGGAGAGACGAATGTTGTATCAATTCGTTTTCCAAAAATTGCATCATGGGCTGTTTGCGGCGTTGCTGTAGCTGTAGGTTTTGGATTGGTTGCTTCGGGTAGTTTACATTATCGTGCTGAGGGTTTGTTTACAAAAACCAAGGCTAATATTCTGAACGCAGACCCAACGGCATTACAGGCTAACATTGACGCATATGAAATGTATCCGTTGGAAAGGCGGTATCGACATCAGTTGGTATTGACAGTGGGATCGTTGCTAAAAAGGGGTGAAGGAAATATAACAATTACCAATTCAGCAGCGGATCGGGCTTATGAAATTTCTAAAAGCAGCAGTCAGTTTATGCCGTCAATTCAAATGAGCAGGGTTGAATACCTGTTAAATAGTGGCCGCTGGAAGACAGAAAAGAAAGAAATAGAGAATTTGTTAAACTGGCTTAAAGCGCACGCTAGTTTACAGCCTGGTGTTTGGGTGGCTGAAGGAAATTATGCGCTTAGACTTGGTGATGTAGAACGTATTATATCAGCATTAGATATTGGAACCACGCTGCCAACAAACACGCATCAACATGCATTTGAAAAATTAGCGTCCCACCTAAGAGTGAACAAATTGGAGAATTAAAATGAAAAAATGGCTGGCTATTATAAGCCTGTTTTTTCTAGCCTCACCGGCTTATGCGGTCGATATTGCAGACCTCATTGCGCGTGAGACTACAACTTTAACACTGAGTACAAGTCCTGCTGACATGGAAACGCCAATAAGCCAGCGAGGAGATTATCTACGGCTTAATTGTACGGTTGCCTGCTATGTTGCAATCATGCCTGTATCTAGCACTACGGCATTAAAAAGCTCCCCATTCATGTACTTGCCAGCCAACGAGACAGCGTACCATAAGTCGCCAGGCAATCAGGTCGTTGTTGGGCTGGGTACAGACACTGGTGTACTCACAATCACGATAATGTCGCCGTGAGTGGTCGTATTTTTGATGCCTCTGGCGGCATCATCAGCCAGTTCCATTATGACCATGATGGAGATAAAACCATCATCCAGCGTGTGCAGGATGTGGAGCCTATTATTGAAAATAATAAGCGTTTACGGGCAGAGGGCAGAGGGTATAGTCCTAGTCGTGAGTTAAGGCGGGTTGCGTCAATCCCCCTAGTTGTGGTGGAACGGTGGATACAGGAAGATGGCGTAAATTTTATGGCATTGGGGCCGAAGGAAAAAAGTGCTTACCTGCGCCGTAAATTAAATGATCCAGATAACAGGGCGTGGCGCAATAGTGACGGAGCATTGTAATGGCGATTAATACTTATGGTACTCTGCGAACAGCCGTCCAGAACTGGCTTGATCGAGCCAGCGATACGGTGGTGACAACAGACCGAATTAACGAATTTATCGTGTTGGCAGAAAATCGTATTGCGAATGATCCTGATTTGCGAATCCGTGAAATGGAAGCGCAGGCTGATCTTGTAATTGAGGCCACAAGTGACGGAGGGACTGCTGGAGGCAGTGCTAACGCCTTGACCCTAACACCAGCTACTGCTCTGACCTCACTAACGCTTGGCGATACGCTAAAATTTATAGTGGCTTCTAACAATACAGCGGCGGCAACCATTAATGTATCTGGGCTTGGCGCTAAAAATATTCGTAAGGGTGATGGCGGGGATGCGCTAGAGGCGAATGACCTGGTTGCTGGTCATACGGTATATATATACTATGATGGCACGCAATTCAGATTAACCCCTCCCGGCGGCATCCCCTTACCCTCCAGATATT